AGGTAGCGATCTCAGCCACGCCGCCTTGACCCAGTGGGGTTAGGTTATTTACCAAGATTGAGAATTGGTAGGTTGGGTTAGCTGCTGATACTGCTGTGCCTTTAACGGTAATCATTGAGACAGAGATGGTCTGTCCGAATGCGTCGTTAAGCGTTTGCATAACTTGGCTTGCTGCCCAGTCATTGATAAAGTCAAGTGTTAAGGTGCCAGATTGTAGGCCAGCCACAAACTTGTGGGCTGTGTCGCCCATAGCTGTAACTTCTAACTCATCTGCTACCTGGTTAATTACTGCATTGGTTACGTATGCAGAAATGTCAATAGAAGGTGTTGTCTTGGCTGCGTTTGTTGCCAACTTAACACCAACATTGTTATTTAAATAAATTGCCATCGTTATTCCTCATCTTTCTTTGTTTGTGCAGTTGGTTTTGGTGCTTCTTTGATCTGGCCTGTCTTAATTAAGAAGGCTAAGTCTTCTGCTTGTGTGCTCATTTTAACTCCAGCTCGTTAGGATTGATACTGTTATTTCTGATGTTAATAAATCTCCACTAGCTGCGTTTGTGATAGCTGGAGCGGAGACACTTGATATGTTGAGCACCAGTGATGATGCTGCTAGTTTGTTTACTACTGCCACAATAAAACTTTCCATACCTGCAAGGTTGCCCTGATTGTCAAATGCAGGAGCAGTTATTAAAACTTTGAAATTGGCTAAAGGCGATAGGCTTGTCTGTTCATTATTGCTTGGTGTTATGTAAGGATCGCTAGGTGTGATAACCACTGAGTTGGCAAGCAAGGTTGCAGGCGGGAATGCAAAGGTAGACCATACGCCAGCGTTTGCTAGATCATTCGCTAGTGTGCCTCGTAGTGTGGTAATTGCAGCTGTCATTAGCCAACCAAAGATGCTGGTGCTGAATAAGGCTGGATGAGACCACGCACTCGGTTAATCAGCTGATAACCCATCCGATAAGGGCTGGCACTGATCCCATCCATACCTACCCCGCCTGTTTGACTTACCTGGCGTGCTTGCCAGATGTCTACGGCAACTATCATCGCCGCTTCCCGAATGGCAGGGGTTTGCGCATAATCGACATCTTTAGTGTCTGGCCCAATAGCTGTGCCACTTGGAATAATGCGATGGAATGGATCGTCTGCGTGTACCTTTGCAAACTGAATAAATGAATAACCGTTAGGCCATTGATAATTACTAAAATAAGACCAGAATGCTGTGCTAATGCTAACTGGTACTGTAATGCCAGGTATAGTGCCAGTGATAACGTGGTTACCGCCATAAATTGCGCCACATCCATCAACAGCTACTGTTTGACCTTTAACAAATATGCCTGGGTTTGCTAATACTAAAGTTGCTACATTGTTTTGTAATCCTGCTGCCACTATGGGCGCATCGTTATACCAAAGATATTGCTTCAATAAATCTTCTGCTGTTTGGCAGACTTCTTCAACGGTTGCATCACTGTAGAGAGAGCCAATACCTAAGTTAGCACGTAACTCGGCTTTGGTTACAAACGTGGCTGCCATCTCTACTCCTTTAAATAAAGCTCCCTGGGGCTAGGGCTACTAAACCCCAGGGATTATTGATTTGTGTTATTAAGCCTTTGCGTACTTGATGATTCCGTAAGGCATTTTAGCAATTGTTGCCATAAATCCGTAGATCGCAACCTGTACTTGTAGGTTAGATACTACGTTTACAGACATAAACGCTTGTGGTGAACGGTAAACAGTAAATGCTTCTGGTGCAAGGATAATTGCTGATCCATCATCAAATGCAGTCTGTGAGAAGTTCTTGTCTACGTATAGATCAAGTCCTAATACATTTCCACGGATTGATGTTGGCGCAACTTGTCCGCCAGCGTTCATTGGTTGTAGTGCATTGTAAATTGGGCGACCGGTTGTGTCTTTAGCTCCCAATAGCGCATTCCATTGTGCTGGGTTTCCGATGTAATTCTGTGCAAAGTAGCCAGTATTTTCGTAAACCAATTTAGCAGCTTGTGATGTATAAGCAATAATTCCATCGCTGTCTGCTGTGGTTGCTGATGCGTTTGTGCCAGCTGCAATTAATGCAGTTACTACAGCTGTGTCAATAGTTGTTAAATATGCGTTTTGTAGCTGTTGTGTTAGCTCTGCATAGAAGTTAGGGTCTGAACGCTCTAGTAATTCAACTGAGAGTGTGTTCATACCTGAGTACTTGCTTACAGTGCCAGTTAGGTACTCAGTTACCATACCTGTTGCTGATACTGCGCCAGCCTCTGCTTCAACAGTTACTGTTGGTGCAACACCGTTGCCGCCACCAGCTGAAGTTACCAAAGATGGTACAGAGATTGTCATACCGCTAGCAGGTAATGTGCCTTGTGAGCAGGCATCAATTGCTGGAGTACCAAAACGAGTGTTAGTTACAAACTCGGTTAGGTATTGTGTTGGGTTGAATGCTGGGTTAGTTGAGAATGAGTCATCTGCTGCAGCGATGTACAGTCTTGATTCATCTGATCCTAGTGCAGCTTTAATCTTGTGCTCTGTGTACTTTGCCATCGAATCGATAGGTGTACGCACACGTGTTTGAATAAGTGGTGCTGTAATTACTGGGCGAGCAGCTTCTACTGTAGGAGTAGCAGCCTCGACCTCTGTGCTTTGTGGCTCTGGTGCTTTGTCTTCCACAATAGCCTCGCTTTCTTGGGTTTGATTGGTTTGTTCTACTTCGCTTTCGCTAGCAGCAACTTTAGTTACCTTTGCATTTTCTCCAAAGGCTGGAGATTCGACCAAGCTGACCTCACGTAAAGTCGCGCTTGTAACATATAAATAATCTTTTTTCTGGATTGACTTGTTTACGTCAACTCCAACAGATAGGCCATCAACTAACTGCTCGCTTGCAAGGATAAGAGCGTCTTGTCCAGCCATACTTGAACTAATTTTAAAGCTGGCATAGATACCATCTTCTGCTTTATTAAACTTCTGCATACGGCCTATTGGTTTTTCTGGTCTGTGCTGCATAAGCATTTTAACTTTGCCTGGATCGCCTATTTCTATTGAATCTTTGGCAAAAACTACAGGCCCAACGCTAGTGTGGCCCACACTTTCGTATGGGACAATCTTGCCAGCAATTATTCTGCGCTCTCCATCGGCAGCTTCTACGTGGCTACTGAATGTAAGTATCATCTTCTACTTCCCTGCCTTCTGGTGTCATATTTTCCATTTCCTTTGCGTCATCTACATCAATTAAACCAAGTTGCAACATTTTCTCTATTGCTTCTAGTCGCTTCATTGTGTCGGCACGTAGGAATGATTCTTCGATAGCAAACTTAACAATATGGCCACGCGGGGTTATATCATCCATAGATAGGCGGTCTTCAATAGCGCAAATAAATGGCTGTAGTGAATAGGCAACAAACTCTTTGCGACCATCGATAATGTTTTGATAAGTCATTGAGTTATTCATATCTGCTGATATGTAATATGCAGGTACGTTCATTGCTCTAGCAATTTGAGTTGCCAAGTATTGTTGCGCTTCGTTGTACATCATATCTTTAGGAGAAAATCCAGTGGTCTCATAAGATAATGTGCTGGTTAAATATGCTGTTGATCTATTTTGTCTGCTTTGCTTCCATTGTGCTAATAATCCTGATACCTGGGCTTCTGGCAAATCTGCTCCAGTATTTTTAATATATCCACTTGGCATTGGAGTTTGTGCAGATACAGCTGCTGCTTTTTCAATATCTAATGCGCTTTGAATTGTGCGTGCTGCTGTAGTTAATACACCTTGTGTTAATCCTTGAAATGTAACTAGGGAGCCAAGTCCAGACATTGGTGCTCTAACACCATCGACAAAGTATTCTTCTACTTCTGTGCCAAACTTATTTGTTGTAAATGTAACCCGATTATTTGCAACCCATTCAAATCTTGATGGTCTTAAATCATCGGCATAGAGTTCCGTAACTCTCCAATACGCAACTCCATAAAATAAAAGACTATCGACAGTCCAGGAAAGTGTGACGGATCTTGGTTGTCGATAGTCTGGTTGCTCTAACCACAGAGGGCTCCCCAGCTCCTCACCGTTTGACTTTTTGTAAAGTTTCAACGGCAGGTAGGAAACTACACCAGCAATAAGATTTCTGCAACGGCTAACAGCAGGTACTTGCATCGCATAATTGCGATCTAATCCACCAGGGAAATTACCGACACCAGTTGTAAATGAACCATAGCCATAAGCTGTGT